GCCACTAGCAACACTGAAGAGCTCTTATTGAGCGAAACTGGCAGCCTCAGGGCTGCTAGTCTGTTGCAAAAAGCAACCTAACAAATAAACAACGGAGTAACTATGATATGTTATGACTGTGAAAGTATGGAAGGAACCATACTAAAAGAGGCTCAAGAAGAGCCAGAGAAAAACTACAGCTATGCAGACTTAATGAGAATGACTGAAGTTTGCGCCAGCTGCGGTTCTGAAAATATAAAAACAAACTAACAACGAACGGAGTAAATATGTACTTTGACAATGTAGAAGTAAAAATACTTAGTAATGACTATGACCGCAAAGGTAAGCCATTTACTATCACAAGCCATGAATTTAACTTTAAAGATGGCGTTAAAGCTAAAGACTTAGCTAGGTTCTTAGAGGATAGTACGGACTCTTTAGGTTATAGGGCACAAGGCAAAGTCTCAGTTAAAATTGAGATTGATAGCAGGGAAGAGTAACACTGAAGAGCCTTCAATAGGCGAAACTAGGCGGGCTATTGTCTGCCTAGTCTGTTACAGTCATAGGACTTGACGGTGACTTTTAAACTTAATATAGGAGTTATTGATTTATGCTAGAACTATTCTTACAAATGCCGTTAGAATGTAAAGTCATAGGACTTAGCGGTGTTATTTTTTATTTGTGTTTAATAATAGCAACAAAGGAGAATAATTAATGTCTAAAATGCCTAAAAATAAAAAGCAAGAGATAATAAGTTTTTTACAAAAAGTATTTAACCCTGAACAATTTACAGATGAGCTATCACCTAATCAAGTGGCTTTTAGAGCAGCTACGTTGATTGAACGTGTTATTGAAGGTGAAGATACACCCATAGTTAATCTTGAAAAAGAACTTATGGTGTCTGTACGTGAACCAGACTAAGGTACCCATAGTAGATACTAACAACATTAACCCAATTATATACAAAGGAGTTAACATTGGCTAAACTAATTGAAAGCATGCCTACCTACCGTGATGAGCTAGCACATGAAAAAGAAATGGCTGAGCTAGGTAAAAATAGAACTAATAAAAGACTAACATCACATGTCCAAAGAGAAGAGGAAAGTGTAACCAGCTATGGTAAAGTTATGGTTGCAAACACAATCAGGCCTTTAGCTATGGCTATTGGTGAATGGCTTGAAGAGACATCTAAAAAGACTATTGGTAAACCACCAATTGCTTTTATGAAACTAGCTGAAGTGGAACCAGAAGTATTAGCATTAATCACTGGTAAACACATTATCAATACAATAACGCAGTACAAACCATTGACTGCTACGTGTATATCTCTTGGCGGTAAAATAGAGACTGAGATTTCATTAAGAAATTTTAAAAGTTTAAATCCTGAACTTTACGAAACAGTAAAGGCAGACTTAGACAAACGGTCTTTTAATTACACCTACAAAAGAAGGAAGCTAAGAGAAAGCGCTAAGCGTGATGAAGTGATGAAATGGGAAGAATGGACTACACCTGTTAAATTACATGTCGGTATCAGACTTGTTGAACTTATGATTTATGCAACAGGTTTAATTGAAATAGGAACGGAAACAGTTAAACATAAAAAAGCTAAAATCATAAAACAAACTGAGAAGACCAGAGAGTGGATTAAAAATAGAAATGGTTTTAATGAACTATTAAACCCAGAGTATCTACCCACAGTGATGCCGCCAAAAGCGTGGTCAACTGTAACAGGCGGTGGGTATTGGACTAAAGAGTTACCTGAGCTGGACTTAGTAAAGCAAAAGAACAAGTTGTTTAAAAAAGAACTTGAGAATTTTGACATGCCAGAGGTTTACAGTGCAGTTAACACAATGCAAAACACTCCATATAAAATTAATAAGTTTATTTTACATGTTATGCAAGAGGCTTGGGACAAAGGATTAGCTGTAGGTGGTATGCCGCCTAATGTTAATTATGATATTCCAAACAAACCACATGACATTGAGACAAACTCTGCGAGCAGAAAAGAATGGAAGAAGAAAGCAGTCATGGTGCATACTGAAAATGCTAGGATGTTTTCTAAAAGATTACTTTATGCTAAAATTATGTGGCTTGCTGATAAGTTTAAGGACTATGCAACATTATACTTTCCACTGCAATTAGATTTTAGAGGAAGAGCATATTGTGTACCAGCCTTTTTAAACTATCAAAGTATTACAGGTGCTAAAGCTTTATTGTCGTTTGCACATGGTAAAGAAATCACAAAAGAAAACAAAGGTGATTATTGGCTTGCTATTCATGGAGCCAACATGTTTGGTGAAGATAAAATATCTTTGCAAGAGCGTGTTGAATGGGTAAACAAAAATGAAGACTGGATATTAAAATGTGCTGAAGACCCAATGAATAATAGAAAATGGGAAGATGCATCAAATGCATATCAGTTCTTAGCTTTTTGTGATGAGTGGAGTAAGTTTAAAAAAGAAGGCTATGGATTTGTGTCTCATATTCCAGTGAGTGTTGATGGTTCATGTAATGGACTACAAGTTTACTCATTGATGTTAAGAGACAGCAAAGCTGGTAAGCTAGTTAATTTATTACCTACAGATAAACCACAAGACATCTATCAATTAGTTGCTGATGCAGTTATTGAAAAACTAAAAGTTGATGCAGCAGAGAATAAACCGTATGCTCAGTTGTGGCTTGATTATGGTATTAAACGTTCAACAACAAAACGTAGTATTATGACTATTTGTTATGGTTCAACAAGATACTCATGTACAGACTTTGTGATTGAAGATTTAACTAAACGAAAAGACAAGGGTGAAAACCATCCATTTACAGATGACCTTTTTAGGCCTGCAAGTTATCTTGCTGGTGTTATCTGGGAAAGTATTGGTGACAATCTTAAGTCTGCTAGAATTGGAATGGATTATTTACAAACCATTGCAAGAGTAGTGGCTAGAGAACAATTACCTGTACACTGGGTTACACCTGTTGGCTTTCCTGTTTATCAGTCTTATCCTGAAATGAAATCAAAAAGGGTTAAGGCAATGTTAATGGGTGAGGTGATTAAACCTAGAATAAACACTGAGACAGACTTAACAGATAAGTTAAGAATGGGTAACGGTGTTGCACCTAATCTTGTGCATAGTGTTGACAGCGCAGCAATGATGAAGACTGTTAACATAGCACATAAAAATGGTATCAAAAACTTTTGCAATGTGCATGACAGTTTTGGTACTACGGCTGGTGATGTGGAAGTTTTAAACCAGTCGTTAAGACAGGCATTTATTACAATGTTTACTGAACATGATATTTTATCAGAGTTTAGAAATGATGTAATGAAACAACTACCTGTTGAACTTCATGCTAAATTACCAGAAGTCCCTAACAAGGGTGATTTAGACATTAACCAACTTAGGGACAGTGAGTTCTTTTTTGCTTAATGGAGTTAAGTACCCATAGTAGAATAGAAAAACTAAGGAGTAGATAAAATGGCGAAGAACAATTACGTCAAAATTGTAAGTCCAGAAGGTGTATCTAAATACGCATGGCTTACAAAACCTGATACTAAGTTTGACAAAGATGGACATTTTAAAGTTAATCTTGTCGTTAGTGCAGAACAAGCTCAGCCATTAATTCAACAAATTGATGCTGAGATGAAAAAGAGTGCTGAGATAGCTAAAGAAAAGAATAAGAAAGCTGTTAAGCTCTCAAACCCACCGTACGAACTTGAAACTGATGACACTGGTGCAGAGACTGGTAACGTTGAGTTTAAGTTTAAACGTAAGGCACAAATAATTTCAGCAGACGGTAAAGTAATACCTTTTAAGGTAGCTATCTTTGATAGTTCTGGAAAACCTATGACTGATGTTAATGTTTGGTCGGGTAGTAAAATGAAAGTCAGTGCGGAACTAGTACATTGGTTTACCGCAATGGCAGGTGCTGGTGTGTCTCTTAGATTAAGAGCTGTGCAAGTTACTGAACTTGTTGAAGGCGGAGCAGACAATGCGTCTGGTTACGGCTTTGGTAAAGTAGATGGTGGCTATGTAGCACCAGAAAGCGTAGTAGAAGATGTGGCAACAACGTCTCAAGAAAACGAAGCGTCTGACTTCTAAGGAAGTTGGATTTAAATATGGCTTTCGTTCTGGACTTGAAGAACAAATTGCTACAGAACTAAGAAACAGTAGTGTATTGTATGAGTTTGAAAAGACTAAACTTAAATATGTTAAGCCTCAGAAGGCTCATACATACACACCTGATTTTTATTTGCCTAAACAAAATATTTATATAGAAACTAAAGGATTGTTTACTACACAAGATAGACAGAAGATGAGACTTGTAAAAGAACAACATCCAGAATTAGATATTAGATTTGTATTTAGTAATTCAAGAAGTAGAATTACAAAGAAATCAAAAACAACTTATGCAATGTGGTGTGAGAAGTATGGTTTTAAATATGCTGATAAACATATTCCAAAGGAGTGGTTACAATGAGTAACGTAAGAAAAGAAACTAAATATATTGTCATACATTCTTCGGACACACACCCTAAACAAAATATTCAAGTTAAAGATTTAGAATTACAGCATAGAAAAGAAGGATTATTTTCTTGTGCGTTCCATAAAATTATAACTAGAGATGGACAAGTCCAAGATGGCAGAGATATTCAGATAGCTGGTGCACATATAGATACAAGTGCTCAGTTGTCTAACAAAAATTCTATCGGTGTGTGTTTAATTGGTGGATTGACACCTGATGGACAACATGATTGTAATTTTACTTTTAAACAATATGAGAGTTTAGTAAAACTTATAGATGTTTTAAAGGACAGTTACGAAGATGTTGAAGTTGTTGGTCACAGAGATGTGACTAGCTCCAAAGCTCCGCATTTCAATGTTAAAGAATTGCTGAGTTAGTTTGTTTGTTAAGCTCTGGGTGTAACAGCCCAGAGTGAAACCAAAATATTTTAGGAAAAAAATTTATGCAAGAAAATGACAGTAACTTTTTATATCACACACACTGCGATAGTTGTGGTTCTAGTGATGCAAACTCAGTTTATGATGATGGACACACATATTGTTTTTCATGTAACACACTAACAAAAGGAGCAGAAGATTTGAAACAACAACAAACAAATACAGAAGGTAATGCTGAATTTATATCAGGTGAAGTAAAAGAATTATCAAAAAGAAATATAGATTTAAATACAGTACAAAAATTTAATTATCAAACTGGTAGTTGGTTTGGCAGACCATGTCAAATAGCAAACTACTACAACAAAGATAAACAATTAGTAGCACAAAAATTAAGGTATCCAGATAAAACTTTTCAATGGCTAGGTGATGCAAAACAATCAGGTTTGTTTGGTCAACATCTATGGCGTGACAAAGGTAAGATGGTTATTATAACTGAAGGTGAGATAGATTGTTTGTCAGTCTCAAAAATAAATCAAAATAAATTTCCAGTAGTAAGTATTAAGTCAGGCGCACAAGGAGCAAAAAAAGATATTCAAAAAGAATTAGAATGGCTTGAAGGTTTTGAGTCTGTTGTGTTTATGTTTGACCAAGATGAGCACGGACAGAAAGCTGCTGTTGAGTGTGCAAAATTATTGTCACCTAACAAAGCAAAGATATGTACGTTACCATTAAAAGATGCTAACGAAATGTTATTACAAAACAAAGCAAAAGAACTTACAGATTGTATCTGGTCAAGCAAAGCTTACAGGCCTGATGGTATCATACTTGGAGCAGACTTGTGGGATGAGATACAAAAAGAAGACAAAACAATTAGTGTAGAGTATCCTTTTGATTGTCTTAATAAAAAAACACATGGACTAAGAAAGAGTGAGTTAGTTACTATCACTGCTGGTAGTGGTGTAGGTAAATCTAGTTTTTGCAGACATGTAGCATTACATTTATTAAAAAAAGATTATACTGTAGGTTACATTGCATTAGAAGAAACTAATAAACGAAGTGCACTTGGCATCATGGGTGTTGAGTTAAAGAAACCATTGCACTTAACTAGAGAAGGCGTTGAAGATAAAGAGCTACAAGAAGTATTTAAAACTACAGTTGGTAACGGTAAGTTTTATTTATACAATCACTTTGGTTCAACCGCTGCTGATAATTTATTAAACAAAATAAGATACTTTGCAAAAGGATGTGGAGTTGACTTCGTTATCTTAGACCATTTACACATGGCACTATCTGCAATTGGTGATGAGACTACGAATGATGAAAGAAAACTTATTGATTACTTTGTCTCTAAACTAAGAGCATTAGTAGAAGAGACTGGTATTGGTTTAATACTTGTATCACATTTAAAAAGACCTGAAGGTAACAAAGGATATGAAGATGGAGTGCAAGTATCTATGAATAGTTTAAGAGGCTCTGCATCTATTGGACAGCTATCTGATATGATTATATCTTTATCAAGAGACTTACAATCTTCAGATAATATATCTAAAATAAATATTTTAAAAAATAGATTTAGTGGTGAAACAGGACATGCTTGTAGTTTACATTATGATTTAGCTACTGGATGTTTAACTGAAACACAATCGGAAGTAGCTAATGATTTTTAATGATGACTTTAATAAAGACCATCACTCAGAAGCTGTTAGCTGGACTGAATATCTTATGGGACATTTACTCAAAGCTAAATACAAACCAGAAGAGGATATTATAGTTATGGTTCCAAACGAAACAGTACAAGAAATGATTGACATAGCGATAAGTGAACTATGCACACAGTCAACAGAAGCTTGGCAACTTAAAACTAAAATATGTACGGTACACTAATATGAAAATTCCAGATTTAAAAGTTAAGATGCCATTCAAAATAATATGGTGGAAAGATATAAACTCTGATGCTTCATGGCAAACTATGGAAGCAGCTAAGAAAAGTAAACCTACTATTTGTGTGTCAACTGGATGGTTATTATTAAAGAACAAAGATGTAACTATTATTTGTTCTGATTTTAATTATGATGAAAGTGATAACGCAAGTATATCTGATGTAGGTAACGTAACAACCATACCAACTTGTAATATATTATCAATGAAAGATGTAAGAATATGAGATATGTTTTTGATATAGAGACTGATGGCTTTATAGATGTAGTTACAAAAATGCATTGTATTGTATTAAAGAATATAGACACAAATGAAATATTAAAACTACCAAACTATCAAGCTTTATTAAAATTAGAAGAAGCTGATTTAATTATAGGACACAATATTATTAAATATGATTTACCTGTAATACATAAACTATTTCCGTCTTTCTCTTTTAAGGCAAAGATATTTGATACATTAGTTGCAACTAGATTATTGTTTCCCGATGTAACAGAAAAAGATTTTCAAAGAAAAGACTTTCCTAAAGATTGTATTGGAAGACACAGTTTAAAAGCATGGGGTAACAGAATAGGTACATACAAAACTCCGTTTCAGTCTGACTTTAAAATATTTACTGATGAGATGTTGGAATACTGTGTCCAAGATGTTGAAGTAACACACAAGTTATATGAGATGATACAGAAAAAAGGTTACTCAGAACAATCTATGGACTTAGAACATGATGTTGCTTTCTTAATACACAAACAAGAACAACATGGTTTTGCTTTTAATGTAGAAGCAGGACAACAATTATATTCTAAATTAAATGCTAGAAGATTAGAGTTAGAAGATGAGTTACAAAAACTATTTCCACCTGAAACAGTTGAGAAAGTTTTTATTCCTAAAGTAAATAACAAAGCAAGAGGTTATGTTAAAGGTGAACCATTTATTAAAAAATCTACTGTTGTCTTTAACCCATCAAGCAGACAGCACATAGCACAAAAGTTAATTGATAAATATAATTGGAAACCAACTGAGTTTACTAATGATGGTAAACCAAAGTTAGATGAAACTATATTAGAAAGTTTAGAATATCCAGAAGCTAAAATACTTTGTGAACATTTTTTATTAGACAAAAGAATTGGACAGTTAGCTACAGGCACACAAGCTTGGTTAAAGCATGAGAAGAATGGTAGAATACATGGTACATGTAATACTAATTCTACTGTTACAGGAAGAGCAACTCATTCTTATCCTAACATGGCGCAGGTACCAAGTGTATCAGTTCCATACGGTAAAGAATGTAGAGCGTTATTCACAGTTCCAACTAATAAAAAACTTGTAGGCGTTGATGTCTCAGGTTTAGAGGTGAGGATGTTGGCTCACTATATGGCTAAGTATGACAACGGTGACTATGCAAAGGTTGTGTTAGATGGTGACATACACACAGAAACACAACAGCTGGCTGGTTTAGATAGCCGTGACTTAGCCAAGAGATTTTATTACTGCTTCCTATATGGTGGTGGTGTAAAAAAGATAGCGTTAGTCACAGGCAAGACAGTTAAAGAAGCGGGTCAAATTAAGAAACGTTTTTTAAATAACTTACCTGCATTAAATAAATTAATAACACAAGTTCAAGAAGCTGCAACACGTGGATACTTAATCGGTTTAGATAAAAGACAAATTAAAGTTCGTTCGCCACATGCAGCATTGAATACTTTATTACAATCAGGTGGAGCCATTGTATGTAAACAATGGTTAGCTGAGTTTGATAAAGTAGTAGGTGAAAGTGCAGCTGGAATACAGCAAGTTGTTTGGGTGCATGATGAAATACAAATAGAATGTCCTGAAAATCTTGCTGACAAAGTTGGCCAGATAGCTGTTGAAGCTATTAAAAAAGCAGGTAAGCATTTTAAATTACGAGTACCTTTAACAGGGGAATACAAAATAGGAGACAACTGGAGTGAAACACACTAATAAAACATGGACTAAAGAATATGATTTAAAAAACAATTTTAAATATTGTTTAGAAAAAGGTAAACTAGGTGAAAATTTAGTAAATAAACTTTTAAATAACGAACTTTCGCATGAGGTTAAGACAGATTTTATGTGCAAAGACACAGGTAATGTTTTTGTAGAATTTCAAAGTAGAGGAAAAGATAGTGGAATAAGAAAAAGCACTTCTGATTATTGGGAATTTGTTTTACCTTATAATGGAGATGATTTGCCTTGTGTAATTTTTATTCCTTTAATTAAATTAGAAAAATTAATTAAAACTAAAAAATACAAAAGTGTAAGAGGTGGTGATGCATTGACATCATTAGGTTATTTAATACCAAAAGAAGATTTAATACAATTAAACAAATAGGAGATAACATGGCTAAGAAAAAAGTATTACTAATTGATGGTGATATTCTTATTTATAAAATAGCTACACAAAATGAAGTTGCGACTGATTGGGGTAATGATTTATGGACATTACACTGTGATGCTGCACAATGTAAAGCAGAAGTAGATGCAACAATAGATGACTTAGGTTCTAATCTTGAAGCTGATGATTACATTGTAGCATTAACTGATAAGAATAATTTTAGAAAAGATGTATTACCTACATACAAAGACAATAGAAAACAAAAACGTAAGCCTATGGTTTTAGGTGTGCTGCGTGAATATGTTATGGAAAAACATAATGGTGTTATCTATAAAAACTTAGAAGCTGATGATGTATTAGGTATCATGGCAACTGAACCTAATCAAGAAGATAGAATTATTGTCTCTATTGATAAGGATTTAAAACAAATACCATTATCAAATGTAAGTGGAGATGGTGTGAATGTAGAATACATACCTGAAAAACTAGGTAACTATCATTGGATGATACAGGTATTAGCTGGTGATGCAACTGACGGTTACACTGGTATTCCAAACGTGGGTGTTAAAACAGCAGAGAAACTTATTATGAAGTATAGTAATGTACCCCTCTTAGACCTATGGAAAATTGTTGTAGGTATTTATAAAGACAAAGGCTTTACTGAGAAAGAAGCTTTACAACAAGCTAGGGTTGCACGTATCTTACGTCATGGTGATTACAATAAGAAAACAGGTGAGGTAAAACTATGGCAGATACAGTAAAGAAACCTAAGCACTATGCTAAACATAAAATTGAACCTATTGATTTTATCACACAAAACAAATTATCTTTTTGTGAAGGCAATGTAGTTAAATACATTTGTCGTTGGAAAGATAAAGGTGGCATAGAGTCTTTAAGAAAAGCTAAACAATATATTGATTTCATTATAGATAAGGAAAGTAAAATACAATGATATTAAAACATGAGCATGTAATTATTAGAGCAGAAGTTATGAACCCACCAGTAACTACAGAAGATATTAAACAATGGGTAATAGATTTAGTACCTAAAATAAATATGAAATTGATGGGTGAGCCACAAGCTTATTACTCTGACATGGTGGGTAATCAAGGAGCTACATGCGCTGCTGTTATAGAAACATCACACATAGTTATTCATGTATGGGATGAAGACTCACCATCATTAGTACAGCTAGATGTTTATAGTTGTAAAGAATTAAATATTAATACTGTGTTAAAACATTTAGAAGTATTTAATCCAACTAAAATACAATACAAATTTTTAGATAGAGAAAACAATTTAGAAGTGGTGCCTGATTTTGCCAGTCATTTTAAAACAACAAAAGATTTATTAGAGGAACTAACATGAACATAGATTATAGTAGAGATGATTTACTAACACACTTTGGTAAGAAGACATTAAAAGATAGATACTTATTACCAGAAGAGAAATCACCACAAGATGCATTTGCTAGAGCAGCAACAGCTTTCTCTGATAACCCAGAAATGGCACAAAGAATTTATGATTATGCATCTAAGCTATGGTTTATGTATGCAACACCTGTGTTGTCTAATGGTGGTTCTACTAGAGGCATGCCTATTTCATGTTTTCTAAATTATGTAGGTGACAGCAGAGAAGGATTAACAGGCCATTACACAGAGAACGCTTGGCTTGCATCAGTTGGTGGTGGCATTGGTGGTTACTGGGGACACGTACGTTCTGATGGCACACCTACATCAGGTGGTTCACAATCTTCAGGTTCAATACCATTCATGCATGTTGTTGACAGTGAGATACTTGCTTTCTCTCAAGGTAAAACTAGAAGAGGTAGCTACGCATCATACATGGATATATCACACCCAGAGATAATTGAGTTTATTGAAATGAGAAAACCTACTGGTGGTGATGCACATAGAAAGAATTTAAATTTACATCATGGAATAAATATAACTAATGAGTTCATGGAGTTAATTGATAAGTGTATTAAAGAACCAACTTATGATGACACTTGGAAACTTATTGACCCACACACAAAGAAAGTTGTCCGTACTATTTCAGCAAGAGATTTGTGGTTAAAAATATTAGACACAAGAGTACAGACTGGTGAGCCCTATATATCTTTTATTGATACAGTCAATGAAGCACTACCTGAAACACAGAAGAACTTAGGATTAAAAGTACATCACTCTAATTTATGTAGTGAAATAACTTTGCCTACTTCTGAAAACAGAACAGCTGTTTGTTGTCTATCTAGTGTTAACTTAGAAAAGTATGATGAATGGAAAAACGATACATTGTTTATACCAGACTTAATTAGATTTTTAGATAATGTGTTACAACATTTTATTGATTATGCTCCTGAACAATTGTTTAGAGCTAGGTTCAGTGCATCACAAGAACGTAGTCTTGGTTTAGGTGCTATGGGTTTTCATGCATACTTACAATCTAAAAACATACCGTTTGAGTCTGCTATTGCTAAGTCAATTAATTTAAAAATATTTAAAAGTATTAAAGAACAAGCTGTAAGAGAAAGTGAAAGACTTGCAGTTAAAAGAGGTGTGGCTCCAGACATGGAAGGTACTAAGCTACGTAATGCACACCTGTTAGCTATTGCACCTAATGCATCTAGTTCTATTATTTGTGGTACAACATCACCTTCAATAGAACCATACAGAGCTAACGCTTATGTACAGAAAACAATGTCAGGTTCATTCTTAGTTAAGAATAAACATTTAGAAAAACTATTAGAAAAGAAAGGATTAAACAATGATGATATATGGACATCCATTATCTCTCAAAGAGGTTCGGTCGCTCATGTCAAAGGCTTGTCTGAGACTGAGAAAGATATTTTCAAAACTGCAATTGAGATAGACCAGAGATGGTTAATTGAACATGCGGCTGACAGACAACAATACATTTGTCAAAGCCAAAGTTTAAACATATTTATACCAGCTGATGTGCACATTAAAGAGTTACATAACTTGCACATGATGGCTTGGAAAAAGAAAATTAAAACATTATACTACTGTCGTTCTGAAGCAATTAAAAGAGCGGAATTAGTATCACAAAAAGTAAAGCGAGATGTTATTCCTGAGTGGAAAGAGAATGATTGTCTTGCTTGTGAAGGATAGGAAAGAAGACTATGCCACTATTTAAAGAAAGAGTACATTATAAACCATTCGAATATGACTGGGCGTTTGAAGCCTACGACATGCAACAGAAGATGCATTGGTTACCAAGTGAGGTACCATTACATGAAGACGTTAGAGATTGGAATGAAAGATTAACACAAGAAGAAAAGAACTTAATAAATCAAATATTAAAATTCTTTACACAAGGTGATGTAGATATAGCGCAAGCATATTTAGATACTTACATTCCTAAATTTAAACCACCTGAAATTAGAATGATGTTGTCTGCTATTGCTACATCAGAAGCAAACCATGCACATAGTTATTCATTATTAAATGATACTATTGGTATGCCTGAAAGTGATTACAAAGCATTTCAAGAATACAAAGAAATGGCAGACAAACATAACTATTTGTTTTCTAAAAAAGGAACTGGAGTAGAAGGACTTGCTAGAGACATGGCTTGTTTCTCTGCCTTTGGTGAAGGCCTACAACTGTTTGCATCTTTTGTTATGTTACTAAACTTTCAAAGATTTGGTAGAATGAAAGGTATGTGTCAGATTGTAACTTGGTCTATTAGAGATGAGACACACCATGTAGAAAACATGATTAAGTTGTTTAAAGAACTAATAAAAGAAAACCCAAATATTTGGACAGAAAAATTTAAAGCAAGTATCTATCAAACATGTAGAGATATGGTTGACTTAGAAGATAAGTTTATTGATTTAGCTTTTAACATGGGTGGTATTAGAGGTTTAAAACCAGAAGAAGTTAAACAATATATTAGATATATAGCTGATAGAAGACTGTTACAGTTGTCTCTAAAACCTAATTATGGTGTAAAAGATAACCCATTATCATGGTTAGACTGGGTTCTTAATGGTGTAGAACATGCTAATTTCTTTGAGAATAGAGCAACAGAATACAACAAAGGTACTATAACAGGTTCATTGTGGGACTAAAGTACCCTTTTTAGAAGAATAAAATATGAATGATTTAGACGACATAGTGTTACCAACTACGGTTGATGACTTAGTTAAAATGCTTAATAAAATATATCCAGAGAAATCACCTTCTTTAGAAGATGATACTAAGACAATATATTTTAAAGCTGGTCAACGTGATGTTGTTAATTTCATTAACACTTTAAAGGAAAGGTCTGAGAAATAAATATGTGTCTATCAACACCTAAAGTACCAGAAGTAAAGCCTGCTCCACCACCTGTGCCACCGTCACCGATTGGTGAAGAAGTAGCACCAGAGATTAAGACAGCAGTAGAGGATACTTCGTCTGAATCAAGAACAAAGAAGGCTAGAAAAAGAGGTACTTCTGCTTTACAAACTACATCTGGTTTAAATATACCTACTACATCTGGTTTAAATATATCATAATCTATGGCGTACAGCAACATTAACATGTTACAAGATACCGCTAAAGAAAGATATGAGAAGTTAAAACAAGATAGAGAACATTTCTTAGACAGAGCTCAAGAATGTAGTGAGCTTACTATCCCATCATTATTACCACCAGATGGATTTCATTCATCTAGTGATTTATACAATCCCTTCCAATCAGTTGGAGCAAGAGGAGTAAACAATTTAGCATCTAAATTATTACTTTTATTACTACCACCTAACTCCCCATTTTTTAGATTATCAATAGCAGGAAATGCTAAGAAAGAATTAGAAACTCAAAAAGATTTAAAATCAGAAATAGAAAAATCATTAGCAACTATTGAAAGAGAAGTCTCTGCTAAAATTGAACAACTTGCTCTTAGAGTATCTGTGTTTGAAGCGTTAAAACATTTGATTGTCGCTGGTAATGTGTTAACTTATTTACCTAAAAAAGGTACAATGAGAGTTTACCCATTAACTAACTATGTAGTACGAAGAGACGCTAGTGGTAGTGTATTAGAAATAGTTATTAAAGAAAGCATTACTCCATTAGATTTAGATGAAGAAATTAGAAATCAAGTTATCGCTGATGCAGATTATAAATCAGATGAAGATGTAGATATTTACACACATATCTATAAATTAAATCAAGACAAATATTATGTGTGTCAAGAAGTTAAAGGAATTAAAATACCTGAGTCTATTGGTAATTACTCTTCCGACAACATGCCATATCAAGCATTAAGAATGGTGAGAGTTGACAATGAAGATTATGGAAGAGGTTACGTAGAAGAATTTTTAGGAGATTTAAAATCATTAGAAGGTTTATCTCAATCACTTGTAGAAAGTGCTGCTGCATCTTCTAAAGTAGTATTTATGGTAAAACCTAATTCAGTTACAAGAAAAAAAGATTTATCAATGACTAGAAATGGTGACATCATTACTGGTTCAAAAGATGATGTAGCTGTATTGCAAACAGAAAAACAATATGATTTACAAGTAGTTGAAAGAAGTATTGCAAAGTTAGAAGAAAGAATGTCTTATGCTTTTTTATTACACACAGCAATACAAAGAAATGCAGAAAGAGTTACTGCACAAGAAATTAGATATATGGCAGAACAATTAGAAACTTCTATGGGCGGTATTTATTCTTTATTGTCTCAAGAATTTCAATTACCTTTGGTGACCATATTAATGAAAAGAATGTCTCAATTAAATGAGATACCTTCTTTACCTAAAAACTCTGTAAAACCAACAATCATTACAGGTATAGAAGCTTTAGGTAGAGGAAATGATTTACAGAAATTAAGAGAATTTGTTGCTGAGGTTGCAAACCTAGCGCAAGTAAATCCACAGATTGTTCAGTCATTGAACACTCAGGATTTAATAAAACGAATTGCTACTGGACTTGGTATAGACACTGAAGGTTTAATGAAAACTGAAGCAGAGTTAGAAGCTGAGCAAGATGCAATGATGAGTCAAATGCAAAACCAGCAAATTATGGGTATGGCTGAAAAAGCTGTAGCTCCTATTGCTAGTGGCATTATGAAACAACAAGAGGAACAATAAACATGGTAGATAAAGTAGAAATAACGGCAGAACAAACTACTGCTGAGAAACCTGTTGTAGAAGAAACACAACAGACAGAACAAACAAACGAGACACAGTCCACACAAAGTAAACCAGAAGGTTTGCCAGAAAAATTCACTTCAGTTGAAGAGCTGGCTAAATCATATTCTGAGTTAGAAAAGAAACTTGGTGAACAATCTCAACAAAGACCATCACCTTCTAAACCAAATCCTAGTAATGATAAGGCAACTTTAGAAGTAGCTGAAAATGCTGTACAAGATGCAGGTTTAGATATGACTACTCTTCAACAAGAGTATTCAGAAAAAGGTGAATTAGATGCTAAGTCATACGAAGCATTAGAAAAGGTTGGCATCACAAAACAATATGTTGATAATTATATTGCTGGTCAGCAAGCGTTGGCTGAACAAACGGCATCAGAAATAAAAGAAACTGTAGGTGGTAATGAAGCATACAATGAGATGGTTCAATGGGCTTCTACAAATATGACTGATGGTGAAAGACAAGCATATAACAAAGCTGTAAACAGTCCTGATAAAGAAACTGTTAAACTTGCAGTCAATGCACTTAAAGCTCAATATGAAAGAGCAAATGGTGTTGAACCTAGATTAGTAGAAGGTAAAGCTGCACCAACTGCTGAACAAGGTTTTCAATCTTGGGCTCAAGTTACTGAAGCTATGGCTGACCCTAGATATGCTAAAGATACAGCATACCAAGCGGAAGTAAAATCTAAATTAGAAAACTCTAACTTATAGGAGACTAATTATGCCAATGACTAAAAAAGCAAAGAAAATGAAAAGTGCCATGAGTAAAACTTATGGTAAGAAAAAAGGTACAAAAGTATTTTATGCTACTGCTAAGAAAAGAGGCATGAAAGCATAATGGCTAAACGTGGATTATACGCTAACATACATGCTAAACGTAAAAGAATAGCAGCTGGTAGCGGAGAGAAAATGCGTAAAGTTGGTAGTAAAGGTGCACCAACTTCAAAGCAATTTAAAAAAGCCGCTAAAACAGCAAAGAAAAAATAATGTCACCTTTAGGTAAAAAAATATTTAGACTTAAGAGTCTAATAATAAAATGTCGGGAGAGAGGAAAATTCTCTCTCGCCATTAAGTTAGCTAATAGGTTAGCTAGCTTATAGTTGTGCACTCTTATTAGAGGGCAACTGCCAAAACATAAACAAAGTCTAACGACTTGACCGCTTGCGGGCGACAATCTTGTTTGTGAAACTGGAGTATATGTAGAGGCTTTTATAAACCTAACGTCAAACCATAAAAAGGAGAACTATTATGGCAAACGCAACCCCTGTTAGTGTTGGTAAAATCAACGCTGGTGGTAGTGAAGACGCTCTGTTTCTGAAAGTTTTTGCAGGTGAGGTACTTACTTCATTTGAAAGAGCTTCAGTTACTGAAGGTGCTGAAATGGTAAGAAGCATTGCTTCTGGTAAATCAGCAACTTTCCCAGTAATGGGTAGAGTAGGAGCGTCATATCATACTGCTGGTGCAGAAATTACTGGCTCTGACGTAAACCACAATGAGAAAGTCATTACAATTAATGACCTTCTATTATCTTCAGTATTCTTATCGAATATCGAAGAAGCTAAAAACCATTGGGATGTAAGAAGTGCATATTCTACTGAAATCGGTAGAGCACTTGCTTTCCAAAAAGATAAGCATATCTTACAAACTATTGGTCAAGCAGCACAAGCATCTGCAAACGTATCTGATTCAGGTTACGGTGCAGGTACTGTATTAACAAATACTTCAATTGCTTCTGCAACAGCTGCAACAGCTGCTGACGCTATGATTGAAGAGTTGTTCAATGCAGCTAAAGCATTAGACGCAAACTACGTTCCAAAAGAAGGTAGAAAAGCGTTCATTAGACTAGAAGAATACTACAAACTAGCTAATGGAACTAATGTAACTAACGTTGACTTTAGTGGTCAGGGTTCAATCGCAGAAGGTAAAGTAATGAAAGTTGCTGGTATTGAATTAATACCAACTGCTCATTTTATCACTGCTGACTACTCTGCATCAACTGATGTAAACGGTGGTTCTGCTACAGCTGGTGGTTCTAACCCACAACAAGTTGACCTATCAAACTATGTTTGTTTAGTGTCTCACCCAAGTGCGGTAGGAACTGTTAAATTAATGGACTTGGCAGTTGAGTCAGAATATGACATCAGAAGACAAGGAACATTAATGGTAGCTAAATACGCTATGGGACACGGTGTC